CTCTCAAGACGCATCGCAGTGAGGCGCAGATCGGCCGCGATTTCGATACTCTTCTTATCGGCCACTGGCATCAGTACGTCACGCTTCCTGGCCTCATCGTTAACAACAGCCTCAAGGGTTATGACGAGTATGCTCACTTGGTCTTACGAGCGCCGTATAGCCGCCCTTCGCAGGCACTGTGGTTCACGCACCCCGAACATGGTCTGACTGCGCACTGGCAGGTCTACCTGGAGAAACAACTGGAGCCGGTCAGCAACAAGCCATGGGTATCATGGCAAGCGTTCGCTGATTCTCGCAAGGATGCCGCATGATCACTGTCGACCTTAGTCGCAACACCATCACATTCGAAGGTAAAAGCGTGGCGATCTGGCCGCAATGCGCGGAGTTGGCGTTCGCCCTCGCTGAAACGTTTCCGAACGTCGTCTCATCCGCTAACCAGATGCGGGCGCTGTTTGGCTGGAATGAGCCCCTCCACGCCGACAAGTCGTTACGTGCCTGTTCCAGTAGATTGCGTTGCGTTGTTGCGTCGATCGGACTTGGGGTCGCGACGTTCAGAACACGTGGGCGGGCGTTCTATTTATTGCGTGATGGCTTGCCATTGGGGGCAGATCCGAACGGTGCACGACGGAAGCCGGACCGTAACCGCACCATCATTGCGTTGCGCCGGGAAGGGCTGACGTCATACGAAATCGCAGCCAAAACCAATGCGTCGCGCAACGCTGTCTGCGGTGCGTTGCGACGCGCGAAAGTTCAGGAACAATATGGCTAATATTGAGTACACAGCCCCCCCAACATGCGCTCGTTACATGAAGAGCGAGGCATTTGGTAGATTGATCGCAGGGCCAGTTGGCAGCGGCAAGACCACTGCGTCGATCATGGAGATTTTCCGTCGCGCTATGATGCAGACTGCTGCGCCAGACGGACTTAAATATACTCGCTTTGCAATGATCCGACAGACTTTGAAGCAATTGCGGGATACGGTCCTAAAAGACGCGCAAAGTTGGTTGAAGGGTGTCGGATACTGGAAGGTCTCTGATTCAACTTTCTACATCGACTTCGATAATGTAAAGTCTGAGCTCGTCTTCATTCCACTGGAGGATGCGGAAGACCGCGCACGTTTGCTTTCGATGCAGCTAACCGGCGGGTATCTTTCCGAAGCGATCGAGATGGACCTCGACGTGCTTGGTCCGTTGGGCGATCGCCTAGGTCGTTATCCGTCCGGTGCACGTGGTACGCCGACGTGGCACGGTTGGTTAGGGGATACCAACTTCCCGCAAGAGATGTCGCCATGGCATACCTACATGGAGAACCCGCCACCCGGTGTGCAAATATTCAAGCAACCATCCGGTCTTGCTCTCGATGCGGAAAACTTGAACTGGCTGGTTCAAACAGAACAGACTATCAAACTTCCGATCGATCATCCTGATCGCATTGCTCAGGGTCGTAAGTATTACGAACGCATTGTCGCGCAGCATGGCGAAGACAGCGAACACGTTCGTCGATATGTCAAGGCGGAATATGGGAACGACCCATCTGGCGCCGCAGTGTTCAAAGCCAGCTTCAAACAAGACTTCCATATTGTTGACGAAACATTATTGATCCCTGGGTACCCTCTACTGATCGGCCAGGACTTCGGCCGCAACCCTTGGAGCCTGATATGCCAAATGGATCACCTCGGTCGCCTGCTGGTGCACGAGGAAGTGCCGGCGACCAATGTCGGTCTGGAGAAGCACATCAACCAGAGCCTGAAACCGCGGCTGTACAGCGACCGCTATCTGGGCTTCAAGGTGGCACTGGTGGGAGATCCGAGCGGCGTCGCCAAAGGAAACGTGTCGGAGGAATCATGCTTCGATGCGTTGGCGCGCTTGGGTCTACCAGCATTCCCAGCGCCTACGAACGATATCGAGCCGCGGTTGAGGGCAGTGGAGACTTTACTTGGACGGCAGACGAATGGGGGGCCTTCGTTGCTGATCAACCGGTCGAGGTGTCCCATGCTGTGTCGTGCGATGGGAGGCGGCTACCGCTTCACCAAGATGAAGAGTGGGGCGCTGCGTACGATACCCGAGAAGAATGACAAGGAAGGGTTCTCGCACGTTGTCGACGACCTACAGTACGTCGCGCTGGTGGTGCACGGTGGTGTCGTACCGGAGATCACGCGGCGTCTGCAACCGCGCCGCAAGCGCCCGCAATCGCGGGTGTCACATCTGGGATGGACCTGAGTCCTTGTCCTGTGCCTCCATCAGGAGGACTTGCGCCTTCATACGGGCGATCTTCCTGATGCGCCGGGACTTCACCCAGCGTTGGATGGTATCGCTCTCATAAATCTGGATGATATACCAGACCAGCGCGATGAAGGCTGCCGCCGGCGGCAGCCAGCCGGTCATGGTTGAGATAATAGCCCCGACAGATGCGCCGTTGCCGATCCACGCGAGCACATGATCCCCAGCCGCATTGTCGTGCATTTTGCATTCCCAGTTTGAACCACACACCACCTATAGGAGTGTGACGTTAATTACTTATTAGGGCCGGTGTCTTAGGGTGGCCGCACCGCGTTCTTACGGAAGTGTAAATGAGCGATTTGGGTCAGTCCGGCGTTCTCCAGGTCATCCCCCCTGCGCAACTGGAGCTTCAGCTTCAGGACCAGGCCCGTGCGCGCGCCGACGCCGCAGACGCGTCGAAGGGGACAGGAGATCTGTCCTCGCTCGCTGGCTACATCAAAGGTCAGTTCGAGATCTTCCGTAACCATCGCAACACCTCCGCCGGCTGGAGCGAGCGCATGCTCGCCGCACTGCGGACGTTCAACGGGCAATATGATTCAACCCAGCTACAAGAGATCCGCCGCTTCGGCGGCAGTCAGGTCTACGCGCGCCTTACCGCGCAGAAGTGCCGCGCCGCTTCCTCGCTGCTGCGCGACATCTACCTCGGTCAGGACCGGCCATGGGCGCTGAAGCCGCCGGATGACGTCAAAGTCCCCGACGAGATCAAACAGAAGATCGACCATCTGATGCAGATGGAGCAGCAACAGGTTGCGCAGACACTCGGCCAGCCGCCGGACCCGGAGGATGTCGAGACGCGCCGGCGTGCGCTGCTGGAGCAGGCCGAGGAGGCCGCCAAGAAGAAAGCCGCCAAGCAGGCGCGTGTGTCAGGCGACAAGATCGAGACCATGTTGCGGGATGGCGGGTTCTACCACGCCTTCGCCGAGTTTCTCGTCGACCTGCCGATTTTCCCGTTTGCTTGTATCAAGGGTCCAGTGGTCAAGGTTGTGCCCGAGGTGGTGTGGCCGCCCGGCGGCGGCAAGCCGTCCGTGCAGCAGAAGCCCAAGCTGACGTGGAATCGCGTGAGCCCGTTCGACCTATGGTGGACACCGGGTGTCTCGGATATCGAGAATGCCAACGTCATTGAGAAGCTGCGTATAACCCGGGCTGAGCTCAACGACCTTCTCGATCTTCCCGGTTATGACCAGGACGAGATCAGGGCCGTGCTCGACGAGTATGGGCGCGGTGGGCTCTATGACAATTGGGACACCACCGACGCTGAACGTGCCGTTCTTGAGAGCCGCGAGAATCCAGCTTGGAACCGGTCCGGCATGCTCTCGATGATGGAGTTTAATGGTAACGTCCAAGGGCGTGTCCTCCAGGAATACGGCCTTGCCGTACCAGATGAACTTCGGGATTACAACATTCAGGCGTGGGTGATCGGAACGCACGTCATCAAGGCGCACCTATCCCCAAGCCCGCGCCAGCGCCATCCCTACTTCATCACCTCATTCGAGAAGGTGCCGGGTACTCCGGTCGGTAACGGATTGACCGATCTCCTCGCTGACCCGCAGGAGGTGTCCAACGCCACCCTGCGCGCGCTCGTCAACAATCTGTCGATCGCCTCCGGCCCGCAAGTCGTCATCAACGACGACCGTCTGGCGCCGGATGAAAATGGGGAGGACATGTATCCATGGAAAAGGTGGCACGTCCGCAACGATCCGGTGGGGAGCAACAACCAGCAGCCGATCAGCTTCTTCATGCCGCAGATGTTCGGTCAGCAACTTATCCAGGTCTTTCAGGAATTTGTGAGTATTGCGGACGACGTCTCAGCCATACCGAAATACGTGGGTGGGCAAGCCGGTGGCGGTGCTGGCCGGACTGCGTCGGGGCTCGCGATGTTGATGGGCAACGCCAGCAAGATCCTTCAGACGGTCAGCGCTAACATCGATCGCGATGTGGTCGAACAGGCCATGATGCAACTGTTCGATTTGCTGATGCTGACCGACGACTCCGGCCTGTTGACCGGCGAGGAGAAAATCTCGGTGCAGGGTGTGTCGGTGGCGATCCAGCGCGAGACGCTGCGCCAGCGCCAGATCGAGTTCTTGCAACACACCAACAATCCGACTGACCAGCACATTGTCGGGCTCAAGGGTCGCGCGGCGATCCTGCGCTCGGTGTCAACGACGATCGGTCTCGACGGCGAGCAGATCGTGCCGTCTGAGGACCAGATCGAAAAGATGGACAAGGCGCAACAGGCCAAGGCTGAGTCCGGCCCGATCGACGCCGCGGTTCAGAAGGCGGTGGCCTCCGGTGTTGAAGCCGGCGTCAAGCGTATCACGACTGAACTCACGGCTGGGTCACTTGCGGCGCGGGCGCACATGCCGGAAGGCAAGCCGACCCACATCGGCACTCCGGGCGGGTTCGATGGACCAAATACTAACAACCCCGGGATGGACCTGGGCCAGCACCCCAATGACGGTACGGCGCAGCGCGCCGCCGCAGCGCAGGGCAACCAAGCCAGTCCGTTGTCGCAGTCGATGGGGCCACAGACCAATCTCGTCGGACCGCCGCCCGGTCCTGGCGCGCATCAGGTGACGGGAGGCGTTGGATGACGGATATCATTCTTGACGAATACGCACCAGGCGGATGTTTCAAGCAGATCTCTGACGCTGCTGGGGATGGCGTAACCTACGACCAATATGCACCGGGCGGGCCGATGGAGCAGCTGCGGGTGTTGCTCGACCCGGACTTAGTGTGGGACCAGTACGCCCCCGGCGGTGTCTTCGGACAAGCAGAAGCTGCGGCTGAAGGTGGAGGCGGGGGAGGGGCGTATGTGGCGAAGGCGATTACTATTCCTTCCGGCGGGAACAATCTGCACGCTTCTTATCCGTCAGACCCGCCTGCGAAAGCGTGTGTCCTGCAAAGCTTGTGGTTCTACATCCCCTCGCTACCGAACCGCCTAGCGGTGCTTGTGGATGACGATGGGGCAACCGAGTTCGACATCAGCTTCGACAATGCCGGAGATATCGGTGGCCAAGTTTCCAACTTGAGCTTTGGCACGTTTGGCTTTGCCTCAGCGGGTGGAATCTTGCAGACCGGCCAATGGAACCATGCCGCCTACAGCACTGACTCGAACCACCCGGATGGCGAGAAACTTGCTCAGGTCTATTTAAACGGCGTGGATGTGTTCGATCATTTTGATGACGGCGCCCCCGCATTTCTGACACAGATCACCGGTGGCATTTATTTCGGACTAGGAGCAGGCGCCGGACAAGTAGATTTGTCACTCGCCGACTACCAACGGTGGATACGCGACGATTTTGTTGACCTTTCGGTCGCAGGAAATCTGGCGAAGCTGATATCTGGTGGTAAGCCGGTCGATCCCGTAACCGCTGCTGTAGCCTTTGGCGAGCAGAGCGACTTGTTCTCAGGAGACGCGACAGGGTTTCTCTCAAACCAAGGCACGAACGGGGGGACTCTGAGTTCAGCCGGTTCGCCACCCACCAATGCCACCACAAGCCCAAGCGATTAACGCTTCCGTAACCCCCCTGCTGTACTCCTGATTTATGTTCGGCGTTTCGCCGAGGTTTCCAGGCGACTGGCAGGGGACGACCAAATGTCAATTCTGAGTTCACGTAACTACGATCGAAATACGCTCGGCAACGTCCTCAAGCAGGTTGTCGACGCCGTGAACGCAGGAAACATCGGTGGTCCCACCGGTCCCGCTGGCCCAACTGGCCCGGGTGGTGGACCGACTGGTCCGACTGGCGCCGCCGGTGCAACGGGTCCGACCGGCCCTTCCGGCGGTCCGCAAGGCCCGAATGGCGCGCAAGGTATCACTGGCCCGACTGGCAACACTGGCCCGACCGGGACCGGCGTCACCGGCCCGCAAGGCCCTGCTGGCCCGACCGGCCAAGGGAGCGGCCCGACCGGCCCGACCGGTGCAACGGGTGCGGCTGGTACCGGCGTCACCGGCCCCGCTGGTGGTACGACCGGCCCGACCGGCCCGACCGGTGCAACGGGAACGGGTGTCACTGGCCCAGCTGGTGCAGCTGGCGCGACCGGCCCGACCGGCGTCAACGTCTCGCTGTTCATCGCTCCCTCGTCCGACCCGCACGTTGCAGGCGCGGTGTGGAGCAACTCGGGTGTCCTGACCGTCTCGGCCGGCTAATAGGGGCGATCCATGGCAGCGAACTACG